GGAATCTCTTTCTGAGAAACAAAACCTTTAAATACATTCTTGATACTGTCAGGTAGAATACAATCTTCAACAGTGGTAGGACGATATCGTTCTACCCATAAAAAATCATTCTTCATCACTTTGTGTAATAATCCCCTTTTCACGTAGATCGTAATATCTCATACGAATTTGATTTTTAATCCATGCTGATCTATTAGGAGCAAGATCATATTTTACCAACTCATCAAGAATTTTCAGAAGGTCTTGTTCCTTAGTGGTAAAAGATATCTGAACAACTCTTGTATGGTGGGTCATGGTTCTAATGCAATATAATATGTGAGATCTAATGTAGTATTATTCCATTCAGAAATTAATGCTTTAGATACTTTAACATTATAATCACCTGGTAACAACCTAATGTTTTCAATCTTAAGATCTAGAGAATAATCTCCAGTACACTCACCAACAATATCTTGTTTATAAGTATTGCTAGTATCGTTTTCTTTATCCCATAAGAGCAATCTAACTTTACCATTCTTAGATTGAAATGACATATCGGGAAGACTATACACAGCAGACGCTTTCTGCAATGCAATCAAATCATTTGCGGTAAGATTGAATTGTATATCTGCACCTGGAAAGTTTACATTCTTTTCTGGTGCTGACTTAAGTGTGATCTCTGGATCAGAAAAATAATATTTAACAGACCTACCTGCACCTGCAATACGAACAAAGTCGTCAGAGGTAAAGTCTAATTTAGGATTGTCAAATAAAGATATTCCACTTAGAAACTGACTAAGATCATAGATTGCAAAGTCGGTAGGAAAGATTTCTTCACTAGTAAATTGAGAGAGAATATTCTCTGCGTTTGAGATTGTCCTTAATGTGTTACCTTTCCTAAACACAATTGAAGAATTAATAGTTGCATAATTCTTAAGGACATCTAATGTTGTTCTTGATAATGTTACTGTCATTTACTTGTCATAATCAACTGAGAATGCAGATGGTGTTTCTGCTTGTGTACGATTTGCTCTTTCTCGCTTATCGCTAAAATTAAGGAGCAAGATACCATAATGAATAATTTTAATAATATCCTTACGTGCTGATCCTTTTCTGTCGTAACGTGATGCATACTTAAGAACATTACTTCTACAGAATGCTTCAGCGTCACCACATGCATCTATTAGGTCAAGAGTCTGGACGTTACCAGCAGAGTAATGACCTTTATAAGTGTTGGAGATGTATTCCGAAACCTCTTTAAGGAGTTCATCTTCGTTGTATTTCACGGTGTCCATACATATTGAATATCATCATAATAGCACTCTTTAGGAGTTCCGTCAAGTCTCATTACAATAATCTTATCATCATGAACTTTTTGGACTCTGGCAGCACCCCCCTCAAGGGATACGATGCTACCAATGAATCTACAATCTCCTTTACTGAGCATTAGATTCCTCCGTTGTAACGTCTGCATCAATCTTATCATATAATTCTAAGAATGATTGTTTTGTTTCGTCATCAAAACGATTGACACATACCTTGATTGCTTTCATACGATCTTGCCAGATTGCAAATGCACGAATAATGTGTACAAGTCTACGTGTACTGATAACCTCATCAATACCACCATCATTGAATGTCTTACGAATGATGTCTGCCCAGTTAGCAAGATTCTCACAGAAGTCCTTGTCAAGGACACCATAATTAATAGCAACCTTCTCAAGAATATTTTGCTCAGTTTTAGGAGTTGGATACTGTTGCTCAAAAGTCAAAGCGAATCTTTCAAGGAATGCTTCGTTGAGCACGTTAGTTCCAATAAAGCGTCCGTCATCTGAACCTTTACCTTTAGTATTTGCTGTGGCAAAGATGTTGAATCCGTTTGCAGGTTTGACGAATCTTCCAACCTTTTTAAGGAAAACTCCTTTACCTTCAAGGATTGATTGGAGACAGAGGATTTTGTTACTGGCAAGGTCAACTTCGTCAAGGAGCAAGATAGCTCCTCTGTTGAGAGCTTGAATAACTGGTCCGTCATGCCAGACGGTTGCACCGTTAACAAGACGGAAACCACCGATGAGATCATCTTCATCTGTTTCAATGGTAATGTTTACACGAATGAGTTCTCTACCTAGTTGAGCACATGCTTGTTCTACAGAGAATGTTTTACCATTACCAGATAAACCAGTAATGAATGTAGGATAGAACATCTTAGATTGAATAATCTTTTTAACATCAGAGTAATTACCAAATGGTACATAGTTTGGATCTTTGTCTGGTACAAGATTCTGTTCTATTACAGGTGCAGCAGGTGCATTGAATGTCTTTTCAAGTTTTTCTGCTACAGTTAGATTCCACTTACCACGTGTAACTTTTTGGAACTGTGGAAGTTTGTTAATTCTTTTAGTAACGCTTTGCACTTTCACTCCAAAATGTTCAGCAGCATCTTTGACATTATCACTAGTAACAACTTCTTCGTCTGTTGTTAGAAATGTGATTAGTTCTTCGTTAGTAAATTTTGATTGGAAAGGCATGGGATTTGTTTTGTGTATAATATAAAGTATAGTTCATGGTATAAGTAAATGGGAAAGTAGTGTGCCACTTTCCCAACTGGTTATGCCACATGTGAAACAAATGAGTTAAGTAGTTTCTTGTTGGTGGATTTATTCTTAAGCATTTTTTTGAATGCTCTAGTAATGTCACCTTTTTTAGCACCTTCCTTAACTTCAAACTGATTATCATTCTCAAGATCTTTTGATGATATAGCATAAAGAGCACTATATCCTTTTGGTTCTGGAACTACAGCAGACTTTTCTTTTCTCCATTGTTTTTGTACCTCCTCATATTTTTCATAAGTACCAAAACGAGCAACGAACTCAGATAATCTTGAACCAGGTAAAAGACGGAATCCAAGAACATTTACTTCTGGAAATCTGTCACGTACTTGCTGAATGAATGTTACAGTTGCTTCATGATAACCCATTGTAGGATAAACTATACCTGTTTTACGATCACGTAATGCAACATTACCATAATCAACAGTACGAGGACGTATTGTTGTATCTTCCTCATCATACTGATAAGCAGAACCATAACTAATACCGTTTGAGTCACCATCAGTTAGAACACAAACATTCACTCTTTGAATATCATTCTGTCTTTTGAAACTAGGAATAATATAGTTAAGCATAACGATTGCTTCATTCAATGGAGTTCCAGATAACTCCAATCCTATAGTGTAATGGTATGTAGTATTTCTATGAGTAAAAGCATATGCTTCACGGAAAATGTTTCTACACTGTCTCTCATAATCTTTTGGATTAGAACGAGAAGAGAGAAAGTTCATTAGATGAAATTCTTTTTCATTAATATAGATTGTATCTTTCTCTATACCTTCATAAGATCTATTGTAAGAAGAATAATATCCATATCCTGAGTCTGGTTCGTTACTCTTTGCACGTAATGCTCTCTGCCATTCATTAGTAAATGCATATACCTCAAAAGGAATTTGTACTTTCTTACAGAATGCAGTTAGATTAAGTAACTGTTTTACAGTAGGAAGAATTTCATACTGCATAGAACCAGACCAATCAAGAATGAAAATCATGCCATGATTTTTACCATCAGGTACAATGTTAATTCTTTTGAATAGGTCTTCACTGTGCTTGTATGTGTGAAGTTTAGAAGTATCAAGAACACCTGTTTTAGCAGTTGAAGTACGTGCGTATGCATCAGCAGATTTCTTACACTCAAACTCTTTTACAAGATAACTTACTTCTTTTTTGTTTTCGTTACGAAACTCTTGATACTTAGCATCAACATCTGCATAAGTTGCTCTAGTATCCCAAGGATTTGCTATTGAGTCTTTAGTGCCTTCTTCTGCATTCTGATCAATCCAATCATGAATAACTTTCCAATCAACAAGAACTTTATTTAAGTCAACTGTTTTAGGAATCTCAACATAATTAATATTTCTGCTATTACTTGTATCAGATAATGATTCTGTTTTTTTATCAAATTTTTCTTGAGTCTCACCTTCCCAATGATCACCACCTTCATAACCACCTGATTCCCCTTCATCAAAATTAGGGTCATCTATGTCAGACTCTTGATCTATCTCTTCATTAGTTGCATCACTATTAGATGGTTGCTGTGATTCTGAATCTGAATCAAAATCATTATTATCTTGACCATCAAATTCAATATCCAAAGATCCATCAGTATTTGATTCTTGCTTTTGCTCTTCTTGTGATGCTTTAACAAAAGCACGAATGTCTTCAGCAAGAGTTAGAACTTCATCAAATGTTTCTGTATTTTCTGCACGTGTTACAAATACTTTTTCTTCTTCTGTAAAAGGAATAAGAGCAGATGCACCAACCTTGTAGTGTAGGTTGATACGATCAATCAATGCAAACTCACTTAGGTTTTCATCAGCAATCTCAAAGAAATCTAATGCGTTTAGTTCAGCATATCCACCAGAAAAACTTTTACGGATACCAGGATACTTACGCTTCATCAACTTCTCAATACGAACATCTTCAACGACATTTACATATGATTGTGGTACTTTAACTTTCTTTCTCCAATCTTCATTAGGTGTGAATAATGCATGTCCTACCTCATGACCTACAAGCATGTCATATACAATGTTGCTTGCTTTGTCCCAGTTAGGTAGAGTCAATACTCTACGTTCTACATCAAACTGTGCAGTTGGTACGTTACGATGCTCCACTACTAA